TGATGTTGATGCCTGGTATAACTCAAACCCATCTATGGGGTACCATCTAAACGAAAGAAAGATTGAAGCCGAACTTGGGGAAGATGAACTTGACCATAACGTACAGAGGTTAGGATACTGGCCGAAGTATAACCAGAAATCAGTAATTTCTGAAAAAGAGTGGCAGGCGTTAAAAGCTGATAAGCTACCCCGACTTTCCGGTTCTCTGTTTGTCGGAATAAAATACGGGAATGACGGAACAAACGTGGCTATGAGTATTGCCGTCAGAACAGAAGATGAAAGAGTTTTTGTGGAATCAATTGATTGTCAATCCGTAAGGAATGGTAGTCAGTGGATGATTAATTTTTTGAAAACCGCCGACATTGAAAGCGTAGCTATTGACGGGGCAAGCGGACAGAATATCTTGTCTGCGGAGATGAAGGATTTTAGGATTAAGACAACCCCAATATTGCCAACAGTAAAAGAAATCATCACAGCCAATGCTTTGTGGGAAAAGTGCATATATCAGAAAACGATATGCCACGCAGACCAACCATCGCTCAGCCAAGTGGTTACGAATTGCGATAAAAGAAATATTGGCACAAACGGCGGTTTTGGTTATAAATCGCAATTTGATGATAGAGATATTGCCTTAATGGATAGTGCTATTCTTGCGCACTGGGCGTGCAGTACATCAAAGCCAAAAAAGAAACAACAAATAAGGTATTAGACAGTTGCCAATCGGTAGCTGTTTTTTAATACAATAAATTACCGAGACGGCCGGGTAAAGCCGGGAAAGGAATTAATATGGCAGATTTTAAAATTATTGAAACACAGGACGAACTGGATAGAATTATACAAGACCGCTTAACCAGACAGAAAGATAATCTGGAAAAGCAATATGCAGACTACGACCAGCTTAAATCCAGAATAACGGAACTAGAAACAGAAAACAGTGCGCTTAAGACAACAGTGGAGGAAACCAAGGGAGCAATGGAGACAAGCAGCCAAACAGTTGCCGATTTGAATGCAAAAATTGCCGGATATGAAACGGCCAGCTTAAGAACAAGAATTGCATTACAGAACGGACTCCCAATTGATCTCGCCGACCGACTCACAGGGGAAGACGAAGAAAGCATCAAAGCAGATGCTGAAAGGCTTGCTGGATTCATGAAGCCGGCCACACCACCACCGCTTAAGAGCACAGAAGCCAGTATAAGCAACGGCAAATACGGAGCTTATAAAAACCTATTGGAAAACCTAAACTTGGAAGGAGAATAAAATTATGGCAACATTAGAAAGAGGAAGTTTGTTTCAACCAGAACTAGTAACAGATTTAATCAGCAAAGTTAAAGGGGAAAGCTCATTGGCTCTACTTTCCAAACAAGACCCAATTTTATTTAACGGACAAAAAGAGTTTATATTTACAATGGATTCGGAAATTGATGTTGTTGCAGAGAGTGGCAAAAAGACACATGGTGGCATCACGCTGACGCCACAGACAATCGTACCTATTAAGGTGGAGTATGGTGCAAGAATTTCCGATGAGTTCATTTACGCATCAGAAGAAGAAAAAATCTCAATTTTGCAGGCATTTAATGACGGATTTGCTAAAAAAGTTGCAAGAGGCCTTGATCTTATGGCTATGCATGGCGTCAATCCCCGAACAGGTACCGCATCAGCGATAATTGGAGACAATAACTTTGATACCAAAGTTACGCAGTCGGTACAGGCGGAGCTTGGCATGGCAGCAGCAAATTCAAACGTAGAAGCGGCTATTGCATTAGTAACTGGTTCTGACGGTGACGTTACCGGAATGGCTATGGCACCTTCCTTCCGTTCTGCATTGGCAGCAATCACTAAGACGGACGGCAATCCAATGTTCCCTGATTTAGCATGGGGAAATCAGCCAGCAACTATTAACGGACTTCCAATCAGCGTTAATAAGACGGTGTCCGATATGTCAACAGTAAAAGACCGTGTAATTGCCGGAGACTTCCAGAACGCATTCAAATGGGGCTATGCTAAGCAGATTCCGTTGGAAGTAATCAGATATGGCGACCCTGATAACTCTGGTTTAGACTTAAAAGGCTACAATCAGGTGTACATTCGCGCAGAGGTGTACTTAGGCTGGGGAATCATGGAGCCCGGCAGTTTTGCAAGAATTACCGAAGCATCAGCATAAGGGGGTGATCTAATGCGATACATAAACATCAAAACAGGGGCTGTTATTGACAGTCCTTGTTTTATTAGTGGCGAAAACTGGATAGAAGATAAGAAAGAGATTGAAAGACCAGTGGAAAAAAACAAAAAATCCAAAGCAAAGGAGTAGTTTGAATGAACTTTGCTACAGTACAAGATGTTATAGATCTATGGCGACCGCTAAAAAATACCGATGAAACCGCTAGGGCAGAATCTTTGCTCTTGGTGGTTTCTGACAGTTTGAGAGAAGAAGCGAAGAAGGTGGGCAAAGACCTAGATATTATGGTAGCCGGAAGCCCGTCGTATTCCAACGTAGTTAAGTCTGTTACCGTTGATATTGTCGCTAGAACGTTAATGACTTCCACCGACCAAGAGCCAATGACTCAAACCACAGAAAGTGCGTTAGGCTACTCGTGGAGCGGTTCTTTTTTAGTTCCAGGGGGAGGTTTATTTATTAAAAAAACCGAACTCGAAAGATTAGGCTTGCGCAAACAACGATACGGGGTGATTGATTTTTATGGGGAAAATTAAAGGAATCGCAATTCAGCTAATACAGAAAGTCCAAACTGGCACTGACCCGTTTGGCAATCCGATTTTTGAGGATAAGCCAATAAATGTTGACAATGTACTAATTAGTCCAACGCTATCTGATGATGTTGTTAATCAGCTTGATTTGACTGGTCGAAAAGCTGTCTACACTCTCGGAATCCCTAAAGGTGACACGCACGATTGGGAAGACAAGGAAGTCATGTTTTTTGGTGAGCGGTGGCGAACATTTGGAATCCCAACAGAGGGAATTGATGACATGATTCCGCTGGATTGGAACAAGAAAGTCTTGGTGGAACGGTATGAGTAAATTAAAAGTAACACTAAACAAAGACGGAGTAAGACAGCTTTTGCGGTCTGACGAAATGATGGACGTGTGCCAATCGTATGCATCTGCCGCAGTGGCATCTCTGGGAGATGGATATGAAACATCAACCCGTGTCGGCAAAAACAGGGTAAATTCAGAAGTGGCGGCAGTATCTTTTAAGGCAAGAAGGGAAAATCTCAAAAATAACACGATTTTAAAGGCGGTGAGCAAGTGATAGAAGTGACAGTCTTAAACTATTTGAAATCTAAATTGAATGTACCTGTCTATATGGAAAAACCATCTTCTCCACCGCCAAAATACGTGCTAATTGAGAAAACAGGAAGTGGACGGTCTAATAAAATAGATTCGTCCACTTTTGCTTTTCAGTCTTACGCTAATTCCATGTATGAGGCGGCAGAACTGAATGAATTGGTCAAGCGAGCAGTAGATGAATCAATTGAAAATGACGAGATCGCCAGAGCACAGTTAAACAGCGATTACAATTTTACAGACACGACAACAAAGCAATACCGATACCAAGCGGTATACGATATAACAAATTATTAGGAGGTATAAAAATGGCAGATGCTAAAAACGTAAGTACCGGCAAGCCAAAAATAGGTGGAGCAATATACAGGGCACCTGTAGGGACAGAACTCCCGACAGACACAGCCACACCGCTGGACGCTGCATTTAAAGGGCTGGGATACATTAGCGAAGACGGGCTCACAAACTCGAACAGTCCGGAAAGTGATAATACAAAAGCATGGGGCGGAGATACGGTTTTAACCATGCAAAAAAGCAAGGAAGATGAATTCAAATTCACACTAATCGAATCCCTAAACATAGACGTGCTTAAAACAGTATACGGGGATGATAACGTAACCGGAACACTCGAAACCGGAATCGTAATTAAGGCGAACAACAACGAAATGGATGATAGCGCATGGGTTATCGACATGATATTAAAAGGCGGTGCCGCAAAACGTGTAGTTATTCCTTCTGCGAAAATTTCTGAAGTCGGGGATATCGAGTACAAAGACGATAATGCTGTCGGGTATGAGACAACCATTGTTGCCACCCCGGACGGAGAAGGAAACACCCATTACGAGTACATAAAGGGAAAAGGGGGGACAACAGGTGCTTAAAGGAGAGACAAACACAGGCTTTGAATTTTCTCTTGGTGATGACGTTATGGACGATTATGAGCTTCTGGAAGTGCTTTCCAGTATTGATACCGGAGACTATACTCTGGTGCCAAAGATGGTGGAAATGCTGCTTGGAAAAGAACAGAAAGAGAGTCTAAAAGACCACCTCCGCAATAAAAACGGAAAAGTGTCTGTAAAAGGCATGATGGAAGAAGTAATGGAGATTTTCAAAGAAAGCACACCGGGAAAAAACTAATAACCCTCGCCCACATGATTACATTGGACGAAGATGCACTTATGTGCGATTTGGCAGAAACATATCACATCTACGACTATAGATCGCTGCCCTGTAAAAAGATAGCGGTCTTTTCTTGTGGGCTGAGGGATGATTCCCGCATAAAAATGAAAATGTCCGGCATGAAGATAACCATAGAACAGACAATGCTTGCCGTCACTGTCGACAGGCTCGGTATACTGGTATGGATGAACAGCAAGGACGGAGCGAAAGGAATTAATAGACCAAAGTCAATGCTAAAAGAAATGTTGAGTATCGGTGAGCCCGAAAAAGATACAATTGTTTCATTTTCGTCCGCAACCGATTTTGAGGAAGAATGGAACAGAAGAAAGGAGGGATAAATTGTGGCAACAGAATTAGCAAAAGCATATGTACAGATTATACCATCAGCAAGAGGAATGGGCGGAATGATTAGTGCGGAAATGGGAAAAGAGTCCTCCTCTGCTGGCGTATCATCTGGAAACTCCTTCGCATCCTTTTTCAAAAAAGCTATTGTGGCGGCAGGAATCGGAATCGCAGTGAAGAAAGTGTTTTCTGATGCATTTTCAGAAGGAGCGCAACTTGAACAATCTTTGGGCGGTGTGGAAACGCTATTTAAAGGCTCGGCTGACAAGGTAAAGGCCTACGCCAATCAAGCATATAAAACTGCTGGGGTTTCTGCAAACGAATACATGGAAACAGTTACATCTTTTTCCGCATCTCTATTACAGAGTCTTGGCGGAGATACGAACAAGGCGGCAGATGTTGCAAACATGGCACTGGTGGACATGTCAGATAACGCCAATAAGTTCGGAACGGATATGGGGAGTATACAGGATGCATATCAAGGATTTGCCAAGAAAAATTACACAATGCTGGACAACTTGAAGCTAGGATATGGCGGCACTAAAACAGAAATGGAACGGCTTTTAGCGGATGCAACTAAATTGACTGGGGTAAAATATGATATCAACAACCTTTCTGACGTCTATAACGCCATCCATGCAGTACAGGAAAATCTCGATATAACAGGAACGACAGCGAAAGAATCGGCGAGTACTTGGTCTGGGTCTCTAGCGAGTGTAAAGGCGGCCTATAAAAATCTTATGGCAAATCTCATGCTGG